TGGGTGTGCTGGTACAGGAAAAACTTTTGTATCTTTATATCTTGCATTACAAGATGTATTAAAAAATGACACACCATATGATAGGGTTGTAATTGTTCGTTCACTCATACCAACAAGAGAAATAGGTTTCTTGCCAGGCGATGAAGAAGATAAAGCTGCATTGTATCAAGTTCCATATGCAAATATGGTGCAGTTCATGTTCAAACAACCAAACGAAGATGCATTTAGAGCATTATATGATGCACTTAAAAGACAAGGAAGTTTGCATTTTGTATCTACTTCTTTTCTTAGAGGTTTAACATTTGATAACTCAATTATTATAGTTGATGAATGTCAAAATTTAAACTTCCATGAACTAGATACTATCATCACAAGAGTAGGGCAAGATTCTAAGATATTCTTCTGTGGTGATTTTAGTCAAACAGATTTGACAAAGACAAACGAGAGAAATGGGTTACACGATTTTTTAAGAATTCTAGAAAATATGGAAGAATTTAATTGTGTAGAATTTGACATTCCAGATATTGTAAGGTCTGGTTTCGTGAGAAGTTATCTCATAGAAAAAACTAAACAAGGTATAGGAGTTGATTTATGAAATGCAGTCAAGAAGGATTAGAACTCATTAAAAAGTTTGAGGGTTGTAGACTAGAGGCATATAGATGTTCTGCAAATGTATTGACAATAGGTTATGGTCATACAGGTGGAGTATTAGAAACAGATGTGATTACACAAGATGTTGCCGATAAATTACTAAAAGAAGATATTGCAAAGTTTGAAAAATATGTAAATGTTAATGTTGCAGTAGAACTAAATCAAAATCAGTTTGATGCTTTAGTTGCATGGACATTTAATTTAGGTGTTGGTAATTTAAGAAGTTCAACTATGTTGAAAAAATTAAATGAATCAGACTATGATTCAGTTCCCTCTGAAATGAGAAGATGGAATAAAGCTGGTGGTAAAACACTAGATGGTTTGATTAGAAGAAGAAAAGCAGAAGGTTTACTATTTGAAGGTAAGGAGTGGCATACAATATAATGATTGATAATTTAGATTTTCCTGTTTTAAAGACAAAAACAGTTGATGGTAAAAGACACTATGTAACACCAGAAGGAAATGAGTATCCTTCTATCACCACAGTATTATCACCTAGAAATAAAGAGGGTTTAATGAAGTGGAGAAAAAGAGTTGGAAATGATGTTGCAAATCACATTGCAAATAAAGCTGCCGTCAGAGGAACAAAAGTTCACAAGATGTGTGAAGATTGGTTGAATGAAGATTTTAGTTTTGAAACATGGGAGAAACATAAGAAAGACTTTCTACCATATCATTTATTTAATGAGTTGAAAAATCAAAGATTTGAATTCATAACAGATGTCTATGCACAAGAGGCGTGTTTGTATTCTGATAAATACAAGGTAGCAGGTAGGGTAGATTTGATAGCAAACTATCAACACCAACTTTCAATCGTAGATTTTAAAACATCTACCAATGAAAGAAAAGATTCTTATAATGAAAATTACTATATTCAGACAGCAGCATATGCTGAAATGTTTGAGGAAATGACAGGAACACCTATCAAACAAATAGTAATTTTAGTGGTAACAGAAAATGGTACAGTACAAGAGTTTATTAAAGATAAAGACGAATACTTACCATTGTTAGAAGAAACTTTAGAGGAGTGGTACAAGTAATGCAGATGACATTTACAGAGAGTGCAGCTGACCAAGCAAAAGTAATCTTGGCAAGTGAAGAAGAAGGTCTGAATCTTCGTTGTTTTATACAAGGTGGTGGTTGTTCTGGTTTCCAATATGGATTCACCTTAGATAAACAAAAAGATGAAGATTGGGTGTTTGAAACCAATGGTATAAAACTTTTGATAGACCCAATGAGTGGTGCATATTTTGAAGGTGCCACTATTGATTACAAAGACGATAAGTTGAATGGTAGTGCATTTACAATCAGTAATCCAAATGCAAAATCTACTTGTGGTTGTGGTTCTAGTGCAGCTTTTTAAAGGTTGACAAAACATGTTTGAATATATTATAATTAGTGAAAATTTTAGGAGTATATTATGGATTTAAATAGAGATGGTGATGGATTTCTCATCAATATAGATGATTGGTCAGAGGAAGTCATGTATCAAATGGCAGAATCTGATAATTTTGAAATCACAGATGAAATTAAAACATACATTGACAAAGCAAGAGAAATGTATGGAGAAACAGGAACAGTTCCTGCTGTTCGTAACTTTGCAAAAGAATTTAATATGGATAGAAAGGCAAGTAAACTTTACGAAGTCTTTCAATCAGGCCCTATGAAGAAGATTGCAAAGTATGGTGGTCTACCAAAACCAACAGGTTGTGTATAATGTCAGACACAACAGTTCACACACCAAAGACATTTTCTTTGGAAATAGAGAAAATTGCTTTTCACAAAAGAGTTACACACTTGGAAGCAATATCTATCTATTGTGAACAAATGGGTATTGAACCTGTAACAACAGCAAAATTATTAACAAAAAGTTTAAAAGAAAAAGTAGAGGCAAACGCAAGGGATTTAAATTATCTACCTAAGTCTGCTAAACTACCTGTATAATGCAACCAATAGATGCGTATTTAATGTATTGTGCAATGAAAGCACACTTTGATAAAAGTGATTACGATTTTGTAAAGTATAATGGTAAATCCAAAGTATCAAGAGATTCATTCTACAAGAGGAATGATAGAATTTTTTTTGTTAAATTAACTAGAAAATATAAAAGTAAACAAGATATACAAGATTATTTACTTGCTAATTTTTTGATACACCCAAAAGGTTGGGTTGGCAAGTTTGATGAAAACAATTACACAGAGTGGAAAAAGAAAATACAAAGCCTAACATATACATTTAAGTCAGAGATAGAACCTATAATGGATAAAAATTTAGTTGCTGTATCTAAAAATAAACACCCTAAATTGTTAAAAGAATATCTTGGTAAAAGAGTTTCACTAGAAACTTTGATAATACTTGATAGTATATTGAGTTTTCATAAAGAGTGGAACAAAAAACTTACAGATGATTATGTCTGGAAAGATGTTTACAAACTTATGAATGACTATAAATGTTTTCTTAAATTTGACACCAATGGTTTTAAATTAATATTAAAAGGATTAATGGCGTGAAAAGAATAAGACAACTAGATATGGAACTAGCAGGTGGTTGTAACTATGCGTGTCAGATGTGTCCACAAGGATTTGAGGGTGGTAGAGAGAAAGAGTTTAAAAAAGTATTGAAGTGGGATAACTTTGTAAAGATTGTAGACAATGCTATGGAACATGGTGTTGAATCTGTAAGTATACATGGTGGTGGTGAACCCACACTAAACAAAGATTTTATTAAGTCTATAAAATATATAAAAGATAGAAATCTAAAATGTGTAAGTTTTAGTAATGGATACACACTTAATGATAAACTGATTGAAGAAATTGCAAATAGTGGACTTGATGTATTTCGTATATCGTGCATAGGATATGATAGTGAAACTTATAATAAATGGATGCCGACAAAATCAAAGAAAGATACATCAGATAGATATCTAACAGTCAGAGAAAATGTTCGTAAACTTGTAGAAGCTTGTGAGGGAACAAATACAGAGATACATGCCAACCATTTAATCATAGATATTGCAAATAAAGATTATGAAGTTGAACAATATAGAAAAAATTGGGTGGACATTACTAAGACAAAATCAGAGATATGGATGATGCACAATTGGTCTGGTGAATATGCAGAAGTTTATTCTAGAAGAAAAGATAAAAGAAGAACTTGTGGTAGACCAATGGCATCAATGTTGCAAGTTAGAGCAGGTGGTTTAGAAAAAAAACAAGGTGCTGTGGTTGCGTGTTGTATGGTGTTAGGAAACGATAAAGAAGCAACACTTGGACATTTGGATACACAAACAATACAAGAAGTATTAGATGGTGATAAGTATAGAGAGTTAGTCAAGGCACACGAAGAAGAAAGATTTGACGATATATCATACTGTAAGAACTGCGACCAATTATGGAATGTACCAGAGAGTTTGATATGGACAAATATAGAAGATGTGAAATATAATCATTCACATATAGTAGGAGATTTAAGACTTGCTAAATTTTCATAAAGAACCTTGGCCCCATTATACAGGGTCTTTACCAGATGACTTTTACAAATATGTAAAAGAAAAATGGAATACTAATGATGAAGATAAAAAGTGGAACAAGATTAAGAACAGGTCAAATACACTTGTTACAGATGATAAAATCATAACAACACTTAATGAAGTTGCTCTAGATGTATTACATAAAAGTGAACCTGTATTTAAGAACTATTATCCTAGATTGGATATTACAAAAGTAAAATGTTCTTACTCACATACTTTCTCTGAGAATCCAGCAACAGATACAGGGTTTCCAATGAGAAAGTTACACATAGACAATGGTAATAAAATGGTTACAGGTCTATGGTATTTTAAGAATGAAAATGAAGATGATGATGGTGGACATCTAAGACTAAAGAATCCTATAACACAAGAAGAAACACAATTCTTTTATCGTGAAAATAGAATTATACTTTTTCCTAATACACCAATTAGTTGGCATTATATTACAGAAAGAGAACCATCTAAGTATTCTAGAAGATTTGTATGCACTATGGTTGAGGCGAAAATTAAATTACATAACTACCAAACTATTAAAGGTGAGGACATCACAACATATGAGGAGTTAAAAAATAATTATGAGTAAAGCAATAATTTATGGAAATGGTAAATCAAGATTAGGTTTTAATGTTGGTAAAAAATATAAAGACATAATCACTTGGGGTTGTAATAAAATACATCACGAGGGTGAAGTTGATAATTTAGTTGCTGTAGATTATCTTGCACAACAAGAAGTATATCAAAGTGGTTATGCAAAAGAAAATGTATGTTGGTTTTTAGATTGGAACAAACTACCAAAACGATTTATTAGTAAGCCTGCATTTGGTAGTAGACATCTTGAATTACTAAAACTAGGTTTTCTTGAAGATGAAATATTTGAAACAGAAAAAGGTAATAGAACAAAATGTGTGGTACAGGGTAAAAATCCTCAAACAGCAGTACAAAAATACAATAATCTACGAACTGATGAAATGAGTGCAGATGAAGATAAACAACTAAGACATAAATGTATGAGAAATACAGGTCTATACATCACTTGGTTAGATGAAAATGATTCAGTATTTAATATAGATGAATTTAAAGGTAATAGTGCTGGTAGTACAGCAATGTATCTTGCATCTCAAAGAGGTGTAGATGAAATATTTTTATTAGGATTTGATTTGTCAACAGTAGATAAACCTTTGAGTAATGTATATCTCTGGAAAGATTATCAGATAGGATTTGATTCTACCACTTGGCAAAATCAAATGAAAACAGTTATGAGAAAATTTAAGAATGTAAAATTTACTTGGGTATCACCTATGTTAGAAACTGATAACTTTCAAGGTATTGATAATTTGAAATTTATAACAAGTGAAGAATTTAAGGAGTATTTATTATGTCATCACTATCAGGGTCATTAATATATGGTAATGGTGAATCTCGTAAAGTTTGGGATACCACTAAAGATTATGTAGGATTTACCACTTGGGGTTGTAATGCAGCTTATAGAGATTGTAAAGTTGATGAATTAGTTGCCATTGATTATGGTATACAACAGGAAATATATCAATCTGGTTATGCCTTAGAAAACTTTTGTTGGTTTGCAGATTGGATTACGCTTGAAGATTTTGAACCAGAGTTTTTAAAAATGAATTATCCACCAGAGTTGATTTTTGAAACTGAAAAAACTGATACTAATATATGTGTTACTCAAGGGAAAGAACCAATGGATGCAGAGAAAAATTATCAAAGAATGATAAAAGAGTTTCCACATCTTGATAAAGAAGATATAAAAGATAAGTGTTATAAAAATGTAGGTCTATACATCACTTGGTTAAAGGAACACGATAGAGTTAGGACTATAGATTATCCAAATGGGTGGTGTGCTGGGGCAACTGCAATGCATTTGGCGTGTGAACAAGGTGAAAAAGATATCTATATGCTAGGATTTGATTTAAGTAGTTATGATGAACCCTTGAATAATATGTATAAAGGAACAGATAATTATCTACCAGAGAATGCTAAAGGATTTAATGCTGATAATTGGTTGATGCAGTTAGTTCAAACATTTCAGAAGTTTCCAGATACTCAATTCTATTGGGTAGATGATTATAGTAAAGAAAACAAATTACAAGTAAAAAATGTTAAAACAATTAGTTATAAAGAACTTGACAAAGTATGTCAGGGGCGAGTATAATGACCAGAATAACTATTATAAATAGTTATGTATCGCAAGATACAATATTTAAACATACGACAACATACGAAAGGAGATAAAAATGTCTTTAGAAAATCTTAAAAGTAGTGGTTCGCTGAATAAGTTGCTTGATGCAGCTAAAGGTGAAACCAAACCCCAAGAGAAAAAATCCTATGTAGATGAAAGACTGTGGAAACCAGAACTAGATAAATCTGGTAATGGTTATGCAGTTCTTCGTTTCTTACCAGCAGTACAAGGTGAGGACTTGCCGTGGGCAAAAGTTTGGAATCATGCATTTCAAGGCCCAACAGGTCAATGGTACATTGAAAACTCTCTTACAACTCTTAATCAGAAAGACCCTGTGTCAGAACACAATACAGCATTGTGGAATACAGGTTTAGAATCTGATAAAGAGAT